GAGAGGAGTGTAATGAAGGCGTCAAACTCTTTCCGGCAGGCCGCGTACCCTTTGCCCCACTCCTCATCTGAGAGATTGTTGATCATCAACTTCTCACAGATGTACGATTCACAGAGTGCGTACAACTTGTCCACGGTGTCCACGATGATGGGTCCGTACTTCTTCCCAGCTTTCTTCAAAGCTCTGGCAGCGGCCTTCGCTGTGCGCCAGTCCGTGATGTCGGACTTGCGAATACGAAGACCGCGATACCCAACCTCAGTTGCGAGGAAGTACGACTTGTCGCTGTTGAACTCACTAGCCAGTGTGGTCTTACCGATCTTCTTTTCACCGGTGAGCAGGATGATGTAGTCCTCTAACCGGTCGCTGGGCTCAGTGATCTCAGTGGACAGGACGAACTTTTCTTTCGGCGTATCGTCCTCGTCCTCGTCCCGGCGTTTCTTTTTCTTGGTGCCACCGGGTTCTCGTTTCACTACCGCCATGATCCTCCTCCTAAGAGTGCTTTAGCTTCTTAACTTTCTTAATCAGCTTCAGCATCTTACGTTCGAGCTCGTCAATCCGAGCATGGGCTGCTCGCACATTTCGGAGCGTCGCGTCTTGCGGATTCTTCTTCTTTGCCGGCCATGCTTTCGCCATCACTTGAACTCCTTCGGAAATTGGCCGTTGGTTGGAATCCAGACGACGGGGCCACCGGCCATACTATCTGGATGGAGCACGAAGAACGGCATCTGCTCCGGACGATGCTGCCGAGGAAGACGGTCCTTCGGCACGAAGCGATGAAGCGGAGCGATAGGTCCACCATCGTGCTCGCACACTGAACACACGGCTTCTCCAGGCGGCACGTCGGCATTGACCTCACCATCATATTCTCGGTGATTGCTGCCGGCATGGCCGCATGTGGCGCAGTCGTCGAAGGGTGACCAGTACTTCCGATCCGGTGGCCAACTCTCCAACGCCGCGAATGCAGCGGCCTTTTTCTTGTCGCTGTGGCTCCCGAGATACTTGGATAACAGCGGTGGGCATTTCATCTTGATCTCACGCAGCATCAACTGAGCGACGCAGTTGATCTCCCAATCCATGACGTGTTCCAACCGGTTCGCCAGCATTCCGGACAAGGACACGTAGTTGTACTGGTCATGAATGTAGGTCTGCATGCCGATCGGGAGCACGCGTCGTGCATCCTGCCACGGAATACCGGCATCGACCAAGGCCGCGTAGAGTTGCCGACTGTTCTCGACGTGACCGGCAATGGCATAGTGCAGTGGAATGTTCGGGGAGAAATCTGAGAGGTAGTGGTCGATGGGCTCCCAGTCCTCGATCGGCGACTTCAATGGACCACTTGATTCTGTGGCGACCCATGGGACACCGGATGCCGGCCATCCATCCAAGGTAGCGTCGTCATGCTCCACGCACGCACGACGTATGGTTTCCGGCATAGTCCACGGTCGATGGCGCCAGTCATTGTCTCGACCGCCATGCTGCATGAATCCGGCTCCGAGTCTGGTGCGCACATTCTGATGCGTGAAGGCGCGACTCACGCCGTCAACACAGAAGTCGAACGTGATACCTTCAAGCACTTGCTGGAGTGTCTTACCCGCGAAGCAAGACTCGACGTAGGCGCGTTCATGATCCTCAAGCATCAACCATCCCGTTCGATATTCCCATCGGCTGGTATCTGAAATGATATCGTAGGGTACTCGATCCACCGTGCGTGATGGGTGCTCACCCCAGTTGGCCTGCAACGCGTCGTACATCGAGGTGAACAGATTGTCTACCGGTCCCCACCGATCGAGTGTGACCTGTAGGGACTGCGGCCCGTAGGTGATGGGATTCTCCGGAGCCTCTCCGGTGTGAACTGCGTGCGGGCGATGTTTGGCGTCGGCGTAATCAGGCATGTACCTTCTCCTTCTCCATGAGTTCCATCAGTGAGCGAACAACCGAGATGTGGGTAGGGGTTTCCGTGGTCCGACGATTGAGCCAGTAGCAACGAATACCTTTGGTTCGATACTGATTAATGAACGTGAGATCATCATCCACCGCGAACACCACATGAAGCCGCAGTGGGATGTCGCCGTATTCATCCAGCCGTCGAGCCTTATCGTCAGCCCACCAGAGATAGTCGAATGGCAGGTCGTTGTTGTGAAGCCAGGTTAGCGTGTCAGTGAAGATGTTCGGGTAGCGATCGATCGGCCTGCTAGTGACTAGAATGATTTTCCAGTCTTGACGTCGGCACCAGTCGAGAAAGATCTTGGCGTCGGGGAACACTGGCAGGGTTCGTTTTCCGCCTTGCGTGCGGAAGCCGTGCTTGACCGCATTCCATTCACCGGCTGACAGACCGACACTAGAAGCGTTCACGTAATCGTGTGAAGCTCGTAATCGATCTAGATTGTCGGCTAGTCGAATGGTCAAGGTGTTAGACAGTTTGAGCAAGGCCGGTGCGTGTTCTTTTGCCCAGAGACAGACACCTTGAATGTAGTCCGCCAACACATTGTCAATGTCCACCAAGACACATGGACCGTCAATCCGCTTCATCCACTCTTCTTGGTAACGGTACTGCACCACCCGACTCTTGGCGTAGTAGAGTTCCTCCAACCGATCCATCGGGAACTCTGCGAGCTCGGCACAGGACAACCAGTACTTGAACATGTCGATAAGTTCTTCGTGTGAGTGGGCGACGTTCTGAAGCTTGCCCTGCCGACGACGATGAGACTTCCATTCGAAGGTGCGGAGGAACTCTCCGGTCTCTTCGATCATTCCGAGTGCCAGATCTTTCAACCGCACTCGGAACCGATCGGTATCGGACTCACTATCAACTGGGCACGCGAGTCCACCCGGAAAGATCTGTTGGTTGAAGGCTCGTTGATCTTCGAGCATAGCCTTGAAGTTCACAGCGTCCCCTTCCATTCGAGAATGTTCTGCCAAGTCTGATGCGCGAGCTCATCTGGTCGCCATGTCGCAAAACGACCGAAACAGAACGTGTCGAACACCTTCAATGCCCGGAGCACATCTTCGCTCTGAGGATGCGGATGAATTTTGCCGAGTGGGAGCGGCTTCACATCCGGACCGGGTTCCAAGGTCTCGAAGAACATTTTATCGGCGGTGAGTGTCTGACGGTAGAATCGACTAGTGGGATCGGAGAGATAATTCAATCGCATTCCGGCGTAGGAACCGTCCAAGGTTTCTGTGCGCAGGTAGATACGATCTTGTTTCCAGGGAGTATAGATCGGCGGTGAGATGAGGCAGAGTTTAAGGAACGCGTCCAAGGGGACGGTGTTCAGCAGTACGTCGTATTCAATGATGCGGCCGTCCGCCATCCTGAGTCGGTGTCCAGACAGGTCCACGGCTTTGACATGTTGGTTATACTCGACTCGTGGTGTCGGAAGTTGACTGTGCCAGCCGGTAGTGAGATGTTGAAATTGAAGTCCCCAATCACCGCCGTCATGTTCCTTGCCGATCTTTCGTTTGTAGGCGAGGACGGACTCCGGTGTTGGTGGAGCGGAATCTACAAGGGTTTCGACTTCGAACGAATACGACTCAACACCGGGAATCGGTTCCCATAAATATTGCGGACCGACCATGCGGGTCTCGAGATGATTCGCTGGAGCGGTTTTGCGCCAGTCCAGGAGTCGGACGGACGGCATGGCCCACTGAATCAGTTGACCAACAAACCCTCCGCCGATGACAACAACATGCGCCAATTCGAGTCTCATACGTTGCTCACCACGAAGGGAGATTTGGCGCTGACCTTCTGCGGTTGAAGTGGCTTACCGAAGTTCAGTTGTGAAAGCCACACCCGTCCTCGCATGAGTACAACAAATCGTTCAGGCCATGACAACGTCCAGCAAGTGACGGTGACGCGATCGTCGCTGAAGGCCGGTAGATCTTTCACCTCACTGCCCGGTCCGCCAGTCCACGTGCGTGTTTGTTCGGGAAACGAAATCGGTTTCATGCTTCCTCCATCTCGGTTAGGATCTCTTGCTTCTGATAGAACCGACTGCGGTCTCCATGACCGCACATCGGTAGGAACATACAAGTGCCATATTTGTTTTCGCAGTAATCACTATTCTTGTAGTGACCACTCTCACCTTTCCACCACAGTAGGAAGTCCGATACTACGTCGTCGAGTTCTTGCTTGCGTCGGAAGAGATCCTGACTGTCCACGGTCATTCGCAGCCGAAGAAAATAGTACTCTGGTCGCTTTTGCACATCACGAATGATGCGCTGAGCGAAGGTCTGCATGTCCTCACCCTTCTTCGGCTTCACGGTAGGACGACGCACGATGTTGTACAGAAGACCGGCGGGTACTTTACCTTTGTAAATGATTTGGAGGATGAGCAGGTAGATACCAACCTGCATCTCATGCGGGAGGATGTCGGTGAGATTGGATTCACCAGACTCTCCGATGCGAGACTTGGATTTGGATTCGAACAACCACGGACGCTTGGCACTGCCTTCATGAAAGCTGGCGTCGATCTTCCCGCGTAGGAAGGTCTTCATCTTCTTCTTGCTGCCGTACAGATGATGCCCACGCGGATACTCGACCGCGTAGGGATGCAGGAATTCATGTTCTGGTTTGTTCCAACGCAGCTTGAAGTCTTTGTGCCAGAACCGAAAATACATCGGCAACACACCTTCAGCGATGGCGCAGGTGACCTCCAGTCGTTCCAGTGTCTCTGCATCCGCTTTCGGGTTCTCTGACCGCCATTGCTTCTCGATCACCGCGACATGCTTGACCACATAGTCTGTGGACGGAGCCTTCTTCAACTTGCCGGCACGGACGTCCTCCAGTACTTTCTGGAGCAGTGAGTGCATGATGGTGCCGAACACCTGTCCCATGCTGGTGGAACGTGGACGCCATCCCTTGAGATGCAATCGTGCGAGCTCTCGGCAGTTCTTG